AGACGATTTCGCTGGTCACGGTCTACTCTGACCTTATCCGGCATCAGCGGATACAGCCCCAATACATCTCCACGACCGTTTCGGATAATTTGTGCGTAAGCATTGCCGTAGATTAGCAGATGGGACATCAGGGTTTCTCGGAATACGAAAGATGTCATTTCCGGATTTGGCTGATCGTGGAGTAAAAAATAGAGCGGATGCCGTGGCACTCGCTCTTTTCCGTTTTCGGTATATTGGTAAACGTGTAATGGCAGCTGGGCAATGGCTTCTGACAGAACCCGCACACAGGCATACACCGCAATATGCTGCAAGGCTGTTCTGTCTGTGACACGTTTGCCGCTGTTGGCTCGTCCGAAAAAGTATGTGTATGACGGGCTGTCATAACTGTTTTGAGGCTTATCTCTGGACTTGAATAGTCCGCTGAAAATTCCCATGAAATCACGTCCTTTCTTGACTTTTCGTATATGTGTGTGGTATAATATGTGAAACTAAGTGTAGGGCAGCTGCCTTACAAATCGGAAATTGGTGGAGGAATATCCATGATAAAAGTGGAAAATAAATCAAGGAAAGAAATTGCAGACATTGGCAGAAGAATCGGTGAGGCATTTGCTGATGAAAAAGCCGGAACAGTTACAATGCTCACAAGAGAGCAAACAATAAAAAGCTTTGAGATTATGACGGAATGGTTTTACAGAGCAGGAACTCTGTATACCACATCTGAAATAGGAGAGGGATATCTTGCTTATTGGAGTAAGAGGGCAAAACCTTCAATGGGTTCGACCTTACATATGATCAAGCGACTTTTATGCGAGTTACCGCCTAAGGCACTGATAGCTATGGCACAAAGTGGAGACGAACAGTATGCGAAGATTTTCAAAAAAGAGCATGACTATATTGCAGTATCCATGGTTGTTGTCCTGCGAGAATATCAGGGGAAAGGATATATGCACAAGATTTTGGAGCAACCTTTTGCCGAGGCGGACACAAAGAATATTCCCTGTATTCTGGATACTGATACGCCGTTAAAAGTAAAAAAATATACTAGATGTGGAATGGAACTATGTGGCGAGAAAAAATTGAAAAATGGCATTTCACTGTATACGATGGCGTATAATAAAAATTAATATGGATAATGGAAATGAAATGTTTCAAATGTTGGATGAACTAAGCTGACAATTCCAGTTTGCAAAGATAATCAAACCTATAACACCAGCATATCCCTCGTATCATAAACCGACTCATCAGAAACGCATCCACAGCGAATTGCCCGGTCAAGAGCCATGATCATGGCGACAGCACCGTCGATCTTCTCTGTGGATTTTTCTTTATCCGGCTTGATATTTCCGGCAGGGTCACGCCTGATGAAAATGTTATCCATCATCCACCGAAGAACAGGGTGTCCGTTGTGGGCAAGGGTCTGTTCCAGAGTCAGTTTCATCAGTTCTTTGGTCGGTGGCGACATATCTTTATATCCTTGTCCAAATTGTACCATCGTAAAACCTAACCCCTCAAGATTCTGCGACATCTGCACTGCACCCCACCTATCAAAAGCAATCTCTTTGATATGAAACTTCTGCCCCAGTTCATCTATGAAATTTTCAATAAAACCATAGTGAACAACGTTGCCTTCGGTAGTTTTCAGATAGCCTTGTCGCTCCCATATATCATATGGAACATGGTCACGTCTTACTCTGAGTGGCAGTGTTTCTTCCGGCAGCCAGAAGTAAGGCAGAACATAATAATGTTCATCATCTTCAGTAGGTGGAAAGACAAGTACAAAAGCTGTAATATCTGTTGTACTGGAAAGGTCAAGCCCACCGTAGCAGATACGACCTGCAAGCATCTCTTCATCAAAAGCGACCTTGCATTTGTCCCATTTTTCCATCGGCATCCAACGCACCGCCTGTTTTACCCACTGATTCAAACGCAGTTGTCGAAAAGCATTTTCTTCACCGGGAGTTTCCTTTGCAGAATTACACGCAGCCACCACCTTATCCATGCCGATGGTCTTATCCAGACTTGGATTTGCCTTTTTCCAAACCTTCGGGTCAGTCCAATCTTCCGATTCATCTGCACCATAAATAACCGGATAGAAAGTCGGATCATGCTTTCTGCCCTCCAGAATGTCCTTTGCCTTTTGGTGAACTTCATAGCAGATTGAATTTGTGTCAGTTCCGGCGGTGGTAATCAGGAAATATAAAGGCTGCATTCTGGCATCGCCGGAGCCTTTGGTCATAACATCAAAGAGCTTTCGGTTCGGCTGCGTATGAAGTTCATCAAACACAACCCCGTGAATGTTGAAACCATGTTTGCTATAGGCTTCAGCAGAAAGCACCTGATAGAAGCTGTTGGTCGGGATGTACACAATACGCTTTTGTGAGGTCAGGATCTTCACTCGTTTGGAAAGGGCAGGGCACATTCGCACCATGTCGGCAGCTACATCAAATACAATGGCAGCCTGTTGGCGGTCGGCAGCACAACCGTAAACTTCGGCACGTTCTTCACCGTCACCGCAAGTTAATAGTAGAGCAACGGCAGCAGCAAGCTCTGATTTGCCATTTTTCTTCGGAATCTCAATGTAAGCCGTGTTAAACTGTCGATAGCCGTTCGGTTTCAAGATTCCGAACAGGTCACGGATTATCTGTTCCTGCCAGTCCAGCAGTTCAAATTTCTTTCCCGCCCATGTGCCTTTGGTATGGCTAAGGCATTCGATAAAGGAAACAGCATAGTCTGCCGCCTTTTTATCATATTTTGAATCTTTCGCCATAAAGCGTGTTGGTTTAAATCTTGCCATTGTTCTCACCCCCCAACAAAAAAGACCTGCCAAAAAGCAAGTCTGTATCATTTATTTTTATGCCCCGGTGGGCTTTTTTTTAATCGAGATTCTATTCCCATTGTAACCATATTACCATACAAATTCAAGTATAGCAAGTCATAACGAAAAAATATACTGCACAAATATATGGCTTAGATTTTGTGTACTATATTTCTTCGATACGAGCCACAGCCCCTTGGGTCAGGGGCTGTTTGGAAAGTGCAGGGAAGTTTATCTTCCCGTCATGCATTCCCATTCAAATTCGCAGACGTTTTCGTACTCCTCATCGAAAAGGGCATCGTCATCGATTTCCTTTTCCGTAAAGTCAATGCCGTCGATTTCCTCAAAGGTCGTTCCGTTTTTCTCGGCATCTGCCTGTGCAAGGCTTTCTGCGTTTTCCTCAACCCATGCGGTGAACTCCTCGTTGTCCATCCTGTCCTCGTTTTCAATCTCCAGTTCGTATTCGTAGTCCGCATCGAACCAGGTGATGACCGCCTTTGTGATTTCGGTTCTTTCGTTCCAGTCCGTTCTGTTTGCCATTGCTCTTGCCTTTGCGATTCCGTATGCTACCATTGTGTTTTTCCTCCAAATTTCGTGGTTTTTTGGTTGTTTTCCCTTTCGGTAACTGTATATTACCATACCTTTGGTCGTATAGCAAGCGGCTAAATGTACAGAACATAAGGCGATATTTCCGCTGTATATTTGGTGGATCTGACACTGGATAAACTTGCTTTTCTATGGTAAAATACAGTACAATGGAAAAGGCATCTCGGAAAATCGCAGCTACCAACCAAGCCCCGCACAGTTCGCCTGTGTGGGGCTGGTTTTGACTTTGGGCAGTTTTTCGGCAAGTGCTCTGAAAGCCCACACAGGGCAAACAGGGCGGTTACATGGGGAACTTTCGGTGCATTACAGACAGGATTTTCTCCCGTTCCTCCGTGGAAACGCCGATGCTTTCCAGTGCCTGCCGAATGCCGCAGTCCGGGCAAATGGGCGTTTGGTTGTCCGTTCTGGAAAGTGCAGGCACACCAGAATATGACTTTCCGCAAAGTGGGCAGATTGCCGAAATTGGCTTATCCGTTTTCATGGTGGTACACCTCCCGTTCGCTGATGTCCATGGCTTTCCGCAGGTGTTTCATGTCAAAACCGAACTGGCGGTATCCGTCCACACAGGTGCGGATGTAGGCAGAAGTGGGAATGCCCAGTTTCCGTTCCTTGTGCATGATGTACACAAAGGCGGTCAGCTTTTTTCTGGTTTCTGCAAGGGGAAGTTCCAGTTCCGTTTTGTAGTAGAAATGGGGATACCCCTCATAGCGGTCAAGGGCAAGTTCATCTCGTTCCGACACCGACCAGACTGCCGCCGGAACGGTACAGCCCTGCTTGGGTTCGATGGTCAGATAGGAACCGGTCTTACTGCCTTTGAACAGCAACTGGTAATTTGGGATCTCC